GCCAAACTAGATTTTCCAACTCCAGTTTCTCCGTAGAGATAAACCATCAATGGTTCAATCTTTGGTCCTCCTCTATTTGCTCCAGACGACAGTGCCACTTCATACTTCTTCCGCAAATCATGCATGTAGAAATTCACCACGCTAACAATCTTATTGCGCAAGGCAATGTCGTTTATTTCCATGGCTTCCTTCATAAAAGCGTTTCCACGGTGGACAGCTTGTTCAACACGCAGTCCCGAAGCGACATTAATATTCAGTGATTCAATAAATTCTGAATTGCAAAAATAGTCGCATTCGTTAACCCAGTCCTCCATGCCAGCAATCAATCGTTTGGCTTCTTCAGCTCCTTCAGGTGCTCCTGAAACCCACGCTGCAATTTTTGGCGTAATCTTGTCCATCAAGATGGTGACAAATTGCCAAATGTTTGAAGCTGCACGTGCGGCATTTCCAATGTTCACAAGAGCTTTCACTTGTCCGGCAGCCAGGGTGATTCCAAAAACGCCAGCACACAATAGTTGTCCAATAATCGCAGCAATCGTTCCATGGGGGATATCCGACAAAATCTGAGCTTCTAGACCCTGAGGTTGTAGCCAGCTCATAAACGCAGAAATCGATCCCTGTGGAAGCAAAGCTGCAAGAACTCCAGTGCACCAAGCCATCAAACCCATTGGGGAATGACGCAGTTCAACCAAGACAATCAATTGGGTCACAAAATAGATGATCTTTGAGGCTACTGATGTGTTCGACAAGGAATCCAAGATAGTGTTGATCCTTCGCAAGAGTCCATCAACTTCACCTCCAAGGGAAATTCTCACGGGAATTCCCATTTGAGTTTCCAATTCAATGTGATCTTTGATGTTGTTGTAAAGAGCATCAAAATCGGTGTCCAAGGGATTCACAATCACTCGCTTGCCTTTGATTTGGAAAGACACTCTAGTACGTGACGGTTGCGTCTTCACAAAGGCCGGCCAAACGGAGAAATCCAACTGATTCAAGAGTGAGTGAGGTTCCCACCATCTGGTGTTCTTGAGAAGATTGAAGATTAAACGCCGCCTATAGTTGTTTTCGCGGCAACGCAACCTGTATTCTTCTACTCCCACTTGAGCTTCTAACTTCTTTCGTGGGCAAATCTTTTGATGATTTCTGAGTCTCTCAGCACTCTTGGCCTTAACTCCACATTAACAAATCCAAGGTCCAGTCATCACACACATTTCGTGATCTTTGGGCATTCCTACCCATCCGCATTCACAAATCGCGTGACATTTCCC